TTAACCATTGATGAGTAGTCTTGTGAGATCTGAATACTCATTCCATTTTGTACCATGTCGAAACACATCTGTACAAAGTTCTTTAAAAATATAAATGAACAACCTCTACCTGGTAAACAGAAGACAATCTTCTTACCTTTCATTCTTTCTTTAATTGCATCATAATCCCAATCAGGTTCTTTTGCCTTCTTGGGAGGGACTGTCTTAACAGTAAATCCTTTTGCCATAGCGTTTTGTAATTACAATTCAATTATACATCGATAATATGTATATGTCAATAACTATCTTCTTCCCACATAGGTGTTGGGAGAACCCTACCTGGTCCACCAACTCCACACTTAGGCCCTAACTTAATATATGATAAATCTCTCTCTGTATAATCTGTTTTTAACAACCCTACCATCACCTTTAACATCTCCCATGTCTCCTCAAATTCGTCTTGTAGGAGGTTGGCATATAAACATCTATCTTGGGCGTAGATATGATAGGTCGTTTCGTCGTACATGAATCATTGTTGTCCTTCACTTATTATATATCAATTTCAACATAATTGCAAGAAGGTAAAAAGGTAGTTAATGAAAACTTTATGGCGGGGTTTTTTACCTCAGAAAAATTTTGGCGATTTTTATATATACATCTCGAATTGTCACCTCTGTAGGTTAGGGTCTCTATCTTTTTTAGCAACGCCCCCCGACCCCGATAATAACGAAACGGGCAAATAAGTGGCTCACGAATAACACATAGTGCCACGAATAACG